GAATCATCATGGCACGCACAAATGCACAGAACATCTACACCGATGCCGACAAGCAGACCAAAGACCTGCTCGCAGAACGCTACGACGCGCTCATCCAGGGCATCCAACGCGAAGCCATCAGCTCGCAAATTAAGAACACCAACCTCTCAGGCGATCCACGCGCCGGTTCCGTCGAGGTTTCACGCTTCGCTAACAGCGCAGCCAAAGCCTACGGCACCGCCCGCACCGCTGGCAAGGGCGACGCCCTTATCAACAGCGGCAAGGTAACCGTCAACGTCAATGTCGACCGCGAAATTGTCGAGGAAGTCGAACAAAAAGACCTCCGCTTCAAAGGTTTGAATGACATTCTCGCCGACCGCACTAAGAACCATAAAGACACGGTAATCGTTGACCTCGATACTGCCTTCTTCGCAGAAGCCGAAACTGCAGCCACCGAAGTAAGCACCACCGGTCTAACCAAGATCAGCGAAATCGTCGACGCCGTGATCGAGAAGATCACGAATGTCAAGAACGCATGGGTCGAGGGCGTGAACCGCGCAGACGTAGTCATCACACTTGACAGCGCCAGCTACGACGGCTTACTCCGCGAGCATGACTTCTCGCCAATCAACGAAACCACCGTCCAGGCAGGTCGCATGGGTCGCTACCACGGCGCTGTTGTTTACGAAAACATCCGCCAGACCGCAAAGGTAATCGGTCAGCGCAAAGAGTCCATCGCACAGCCAGTCGTCATGGACGAATACTCCGATCCAGAGAGAATCCCACTCTCCAACGCGTGGGCAACTTCCCTCTTTTACAGCTACGGCACCAAAGCCGTCACTCCAGACTTGATCTTCAAAGTCCCTGGCGACGGCGCCTCCTCTTAATTTAGAGGGAGCAAGAACCCGAAGCCCCGGCGGGTAAATTCCGGGGCAAGCCAAAGGAAGACAACATGGACGATACTCAAAAACAACTGATCGAGCAGTACGCAAAAACCTTGAACTCCAACATACCGGAGCCAAGCGACGCCACGCTCGATTTTATAGTAGATGAGATAGCGGACAGGGTCATGATTTACTTAAACGCGGAAGACATCAACCCGGTGCTCAACCGCGTCCTCGCACGAATTGTCGTGGGCGTTTATAACAAGGCGCAAGCCGAGAAGAACTCCGCCGGCGGCTCGGAGCGAGAGGTAAAGCAGATCAGCGACAACGGGCAGTCCATAACATACGGCGAAGAAGCGAAGAACTACCTCGTCAACGCTACGGACGAAGACATCTTCTCGGGCTTTGAAGCGATCCTAAAAAGATACAGGAGGGCGGACTGTGGAAATACCGGCATCCTTTCAGACAGCAATAGCTAAAGCGTTTTACACCGAAACCATCACACCGATGGCACAGGAGGAACAACTAGACGCAGAGGGCGGCGCGCAGCGCGTAGCAACGACGGCGGGCGAACCCGTGCCAGCAAACGCGCAGCCGATAGACGCAGAGCTCAGAAAAGCTCTGCTTGGCGACGCAGCGGAAGCCGACTACAAGATCACAACTCCACCCGGAGTACCGGTCGAAAAAGGCGCACTCATCCAATACGGCGGGAAGATCCACAAAGTGGTTGATTTTAAGCAGTACGACAGCCACGCGGAACTCCTGACGAGAATCTGGACAGCACCATGAAGATCGGCGTCGAGGTGCTAGGCGAAATGAATGTAAGAAATTACATCGACCTTACAAAGCGCTTCAACAGGCGCCGAGCATTTACGAGAGCAGGAAACGCGGTCGAAACCTCCGCAAGGCTAAAAGCCCCGGTAAAAACGGGCTGGCTGCGGAGGAACATCGTGTCCCAGGCTTCTGACGACGAAGCCGTGATCGGAGTCGACCTCAACGTCGTCCCGTACGCTTGGTACCAGGAAGCCGGCACATCCCGCATGCAGGCTCACCCGTACTTGCGACCAGCACTAGAATCGCGAAAAACAGCCATAATCGCAATTTTCAAAGACGAAATCGAAAAAGCCGAAAAAGGAGGAAACTGATGAGCATTAAAAAAGAAGTCTACGAATTGCTCCAGGCAGCAGCCCCGGAGGGCGTAACTGTCCGGCAAAGCAGCCAGGGCGTCGCAGCCGTGCTCCCAGCCCTCACATTTTCAGCGTTGAACCTCACGAACAACCGCGACCTAAGCGGCGCAATTTACAGCCGCGAAGCAAGCGTGCAAATTGACGTCTGGAGCAACAACAGCCCGGAAACTTCCGAACTTGAAGACTTAGTCGAAGAAGCCATGCGAGAAGCTGGCTGGGGCATGAGTGGAAGCCAGGACGTCGCTGACAGCGATCCCAAAATCTATCACAAAATGCTGACCTTTGATACAATTAAAACATAAGCAAATGGAGGAAATCCACAATGGCAGGAATCAAAGCGATCGGAACCAAACTCAGCGTCGACACGAGCGCAACAAGCACTCCGACCTGGACGCAAATCGCCAACCTTACAAGCATTGGCGGTATCGGCTTGGAATCCGACGAAATCGATGTAACCACACTAGACAGCACCGGTGACTTTAAGGAGTTCATCGGCGGCGCCAAAGACGGCGGCACGATTGACCTCGAGGGCAACATCGTAACCGACGCAGGCTTGACGCAGCTCTACACGCTCGCCAACAGCCGCGACATCAAATCATTTAAGATCGAGTACCCACTCAAGTCCGGCGAAACTAACGCAGCCTACTGGACTGTCACCGGTTACATTTCAAGCTGCAAAGACGGCGACAAGACCGTCGACGGCTTGCTCACCTTCACGGCGGGCATTCGCGTAAGCGGCGCCCCAACCTTCACGGCTGGATCATAAAAGAGTACGACAAAATAAGGAGCAAGCATGGAAGAAAAAATCAAAAGTCTAAGACTAACAGCAACCCGCCTGGCATTATTTGAGCGCAAGCTAGGAACGCCACTAACCAGGCTAACCGACGCAGACCTCGGCTTCAATTCAATGGTATGCCTCCTAGAAGCAGCCGGAATGACTGACGACGAAATCGACGCAGCATGCGACGAGCTAGGGCTCGAGAAGTTCACGGAAGCAGCGATGGAGGTGCTAATGAACTCCGGGCTTTTCAAACAAGCGAAGCAAGCACGGGACAAAGCAAAGGCGGAAGCCAAAAAAGCCGAAAAGTAGATCCCCCCGCGAGCTTCGCAGAATACTGGAAAAGCCAAGAAGAAGAAGCCGTAATCATCGGGCTTAGCATAGAAGAATGGTGGAACCTAACGCCGCGAGAAGCGCGCGTCTATTTCAATGCCTACCGGAAGAAAAAGGAGCGAGAGCTCCAGATGACCGATACGACCAACTACATGCTGGGCAGATACATCATGATCGCCGTGAACAACCCGAAGAAGTACCCGGAAGAACCAGTAAGCAAAGCAAGTCTGATCGAGGAAGACGAAGAAACTGGCGACCAGATGACCGAAGAAGACGAAGCGCGCCTAAGCGCTCTTATGGGTTCATTCGCGAGCAAAGCAAACGCGCTCCAGGCGGCAAAGGAAGAACCTGAAACCACAAAAGAAAAGGAGCCAGAAGATGTCGGACATAAATAAAATCGCAGTAAAAATCACGGGCGACGAATCGGGACTTAAAAAAGCCACCAAAGCCGCGCAAAAAGACATCAAGAGTGTCGGAACCGCGGCGCTTTCTATGGGCGACATAATCAAGGGCTCCGCGATAGGTTCCGCAATTGGAAACATGGTAGCGAGCCTCGCGTCAACCATAGGAAACGCGATAAGCAGCGAGCTAGACTCGGCGTTCAAACGATTTGACGCGCTCAACAATTACAGCAAAGTCATGGGCAACCTGCGAGTGAGCACCGCAGACAGCTCTACCTCAATAGCAATTCTAGATCAGAAACTCCGCGGCTTGCCAACAAGCCTAAGTGACGCAGCACTAGGCGTCCAGCGCTTCACGGCAGCAAACGGAAACATCCAAGCCAGCACGGACATGTACCTGGCTTTCAACAACGCAGTTCTCGCGGGAGGCGCAGCAGCCGAAACGCAAGCAACCGCTATGGAACAGCTGATCCAGGCTTACTCTAAAGGTAAAGCGGACGCGCAAGAATGGCGCGCCTTACTCATTGCCATGCCAGCACAGCTCAAGCAAATCGCAGAAGCGATGGGCTACACCAGCACCGCCATAGGTGGCGATTTCCAGACGGCTCTCAACCAGGGCAAGATCAGCATGAACGACTTTGCTCTAACCGCCATAAAACTCAACAAGCAAGGAGCCGCTGGCTTCGCTAGCTTCGCAGAACAAGCCAAAGGCGCAACCGGAGGCGTCCAAACGCAGATCACGAACATGAAGATAGCAATCCAGCGCGGACTCGCCGACATTATGAACGCGATAGGTCAGTCGAACATCGCCGGATTCTTCCAAAGCATAGCCAGCGCGATAGGAACCGCGGCGAATTACATCGCGGCATTCATTAGCATCGTGAAGCAAGCCGTCGCATGGCTCGGCGCATTATTTGGCTGGGGCGGAAGCGGAAGCACCGACGGAATCGTAGAGGCAACCGGAGCGGCAAGCGACAACCTGATCAGCGCCGGAGCCGGAGCGGCAGAAACCGCCGACGGGTTAAACGACGCAGCAGGAGCCGCGAAGAAACTCCGCAAGCAGCTCGCTGGCTTTGACGAAATGAATGTCCTACAAGAAAAAGAGCCAGAAAGCGGCGGAGGTTCCGGAAGCGGCGGAGGCGGCACGGGAGGCGGAACCCCGGCAATTATGGACTACAAATGGGACACCAGCGGTCTGGACGAAGCACAGGACAAGATCGCCGCGCTCGTAAAGAAAATAAAAGACGGGTTCAAGGCGGCATTTGGCGAATGGGACTTTGACAAAATCGGCAAGGGGATCCAGAAGTTCGCACAAAGAATACAGAGCTTCTTCTCAAAAGTCGGAAAAGTAGCCGGGGAAATCTGGGAACGCTACCTGCGACCGTTTATCACCTGGACGGGCAACGAGCTACTGCCGGCATTCCTAAACGCAGTAGGCGGAGCCATAGAATTTCTGGGCAGCATGATCCAGTCGGTCTGGGGTTTCATCCAGCCGTTCGTGGACTTCTTCCTCGTCCCTATCGCCCAATTCACTGGCGGAGTAATCGTCAGCGTCCTAAACGCAATAGGCGACGCCTTGAGCTGGATCGCGCAGAACGCACCGGTCTGCGACCTCCTCGCAGCAGGACTCGTAGCCATAGGCGTAGCGATAGCAGGAATTCAGATAAACGGGCTGATCGCCAGCTTCGCGGCAGCAATTCCGGTCTTCCAGGGCTTCATGGCAGCAAGCGGAAGCGTCAGCGTAGCCTTAATGAACACGGCAGCGAGCACCACGGGCGTAACAAGCGCCCTAGCCGGAGCCGGAGCCGGGCTGGCTTCATTTGGCGCAGCCGTGGCAGCAGCAGCGCCGGTGATCATCGCCCTTACTGGAATAGTCGTCAGCCTCAAGGTAGCCTACGAAGCAATCAAGCTCCAGCTCATGTTGAACGACGCAGCCACAAAAGACTACATCACCTCGCAACAACTAGCCGAGCAGATCGAGAAGCGCCGCACGGACGGCATAGAGTGGCAGCGCCAAGCTATGCAAGATTTGAAGCTAGCCACGGATGAACTCAACAGCGCAAACAGCGGACTCGCAAACGCGGAAATCTCGCGCCGCAACGCCGTCACGACGCTCGACAATGTAGCCAAAGGTCTAAACATGACCACCGAGGAAGCGATAAAATACTACGAAGAAAACATCGACAAGGTCGGGACGCTGGACGACGCACACTTGAAATTGGTAGACGCCGTAGGCAAGGTAAAGAACGCGGAAACGCAAGTACGACTTGCGGAAGAAGAACGCGCAAAGAGCCAAGACAAAGTAACAGCCGCAACCAACAGCCAGATAGAAGCAGAAAACGCCCAGATCCGCTCAATGATGGACAAGCAAGCGCAACAGTGGGCGGAAAAAGAAAACTGGTACCAGCTAGCAAACACGCTCCGAATGTACGCGAACCAAAGCCACGAATTCACGCTCGAAAACGGGCAGACCGTAAAACGCACCAAAGAAGAAATGGCATGGCTCGTTAAAGGCGTAGCAGACGACATGGCAACGAGCTACAAAGAATGGGACAAAATCTGGAGCATGCTCCCAAACAGCGTAAAAACGAACGCCAGCAAAATGGACAGCACGCTCCTGAACTTACAGAACATGCTCGCGAAGAACGGCACGATCAGCGGGCAGAACTTCGGAGCCGGCGTCCAGAGCGGCATCCAGAGCAAAAACAGCGCAGTCTACAACGCGGGCTACCAGCAAGGCTTACAAGGTAAAAAAGGCTTCAATGACGCACTCAAAATCAAGTCCCCGTCCAGAGCGATGATGGAATCCGGCGCATACTTCGCGGAGGGCGCAATTGTCGGTATCGAAAAAGAAGCACCGGCTGTCATTTCCGCAGCCGAAGACCTCGGAACCGCGATGGTCGACGCTTTCAATTCCGCGCCGAAGTTCCAAGACCTAGGCGGAATAGACATCGCCGACAAGTTCCAGAACCTAACAGCGCAAGCGCAAGGAACCCTGGAGCTTCAGAACGAATCGACGAACGACGCGATAGACCAGCTCGCGCAAGCCATCCAGAACCTGGCGCAGCAAGACCAGCGCGTCACCGTGAAGATCGGCGAGGAAACCCTGATCGACAAAATCGTGGACGGCATAAACAACGCAAGCCAGATGCGGAACCAAACCGTGCTAAACTTATAGAAAAGGAGGAACGAAAATGGCAATAACGGAACAAGCGATAACCGCGACGCTCCTCAAAATCAACGGAACCACGGTGCCAGGAATCAAGAGCTACAAGGTCGGCTACAACCACCTCTGGAAAGACGCAGACCGAAACATGAGCGGCAGCGTCCGCGCTTCGCTAATTGGCATCTTCCCGAAGATCGAGGCAACCACCCGCGACGTGCTCAGCCGAAGCGAAATACGAGCCATTTATAACGCCCTGGAGGCACAGCCATACTTCACGGTTCAATTCTGGGATCCAGCCAGCGACAGCGTAAAGACCGCCAGTTATTACACCGCAGACTGGGCTGTCGAAATCGAAAGCAAGAACCGCGGGCTCTACAAAGGAACCACGATAACACTCGTCCCGGTGGACAGGAGGGCGTAGGATGATCAACATAACCACCGAAACCAAGAACGCGCTGCACCAGCCAGTGAAGCAGGTGCGCGCACGCATTGAATGGGAAGACGGCGACGGGAGCACGCAGGAAATAACCAGCGAAGACCGTCTGATCAGCATGAAAAAGGACGCGGAGGGGTACTACCTCAAAAGCTCACTCCGCAAGATCACCATTGTTCTAACCGGAACCGAAACCAACCTCCTCGACCAGAAGATCGCAGCGACCGTGGAGGTCAAGACCGGAGCGAACAGCTGGGGAAGAATTCCGTGGGGCAGCTTCACAATTACCGAGGCAAAGGTAGACCAGGACAAAGGCATCTCGACATACACGGGCTACGGCGGCATTTCAATTCTTCAGCAACGCGAATACCAAAGCGGAGCGCTGACATTCCCGACGACCGTGGGCGGGCTCGTGCTTCAAATGGCGGACTACTTCGGAATCACGGTAAACCCGGAAGCCGGCATTATTCCGCCAGAATACAAGCAGGTTGAATACATCCAGAACACAAGCAACTGCTGGTTCTCAATCCCAGGGCTACAACTCACCGGCGCCAGCAAAATTTTATTTGACTGCGAAATAACAGGATCATCGACCGACCATGCCTGTTTATGGTGCTGCAGAACCATAAGCGCCACGGCGACTAACACCACATTTGTCAGAACGAACAACACAAACCTACGCCTCGATTACTACCAAAGCCAAGATGTGGAATACGCCGGAGCGATGAACACGCGCCACCTCTACCTCAGAGATAAAAACAAATTTTATATCGACGGAGCTCTAGTAAGGGAAAACACCTACCGCGACTTTGATAGCCAAACGAACTACACATCCTTGCTGGCGGCGAACAACGGATCGGCAACAGCAAGCATTACGCACTACGCCCGCGGCAAGTTCTACGCGATAAAGGTCTGGGAAAACGAAACCCTCGTCCGAAATTTCATACCATGCAAACGCAAGAGCGATAACAAGCCGGGGCTCTACGACACTGTAACCCGCGCGTTTTACACGAACGCCGGCTCGGGCGAGTTCACTACCGGAGCGGCAAAAGACGGTCTCCCGAACATTGACGCGCCAATAAACGAAGACCTCTGGGCGAACATTTCCGGAACAACCTACCGCGATGTCCTCGAAGAAATAGCCGGGGCAACCGGAACGATCGCAGTGATCGGCGGAGGCGACGACACGCTAGATTTTAAGCAGCCACCAATAACCGAAGCAAGCGAAACATTGACCGAAGCAAACCTGATAACCGGAAAAATAAGCACGGACTGGGGCAAGGTTTCCAGCGTCGTACTTTCCAGGCAGCCGCAGAACGACAACATCGTCGTAAACGACGACGCGACAGCAGCGCTACCAGCCGGAAAAAACTTGTTTGATAAAAATAACTTCGTCTTTCCAGGCTACTACGAATATGGTACCTCCTTTGAAGACCGCGGTCTTATAAAAGACTGGTCGGCAGCAAGCCCAAACAACAGAATGATATACGCAGCCGTAGAAGCGGGACAAGTCTACACCTTCAGCGCAAAAATGACAGATTGGACAACGCAGATAAACCAGATGGTCTTCGGTTTCAGCGAAGATGTGCCACATGTCGGCACGCAACTGGTCGACTTCGCGCACCCAATAACCAGGGACAACAATGGGCACTCTTTCACGGCTCCAATTTCCGGGTACTTCACGATGAGAGTCCAGGTTAAAGGCGATGCCACGGAAGACCGATGGGCAAACCTGCAAGAATGGCTAGACGGAGTACAGGTAGAAAAAGGATCAACCAAAACAACCTACGAAGACTTCGTCCCGAACGGGCTCGTGCCTTTGACGATCGCGAACAACCAGATACTGGACGAGCAACGAGAAACCACCGCGCAGCCAATACTCGACGCAGTCAAAGGCTGGGAATACCGCGACGCGGAAATAAAAACCGAGGGGCACGCTTATCACGAAATCGGCGACCGCCTGGATATTTCTGTGGGAGGCGAAACCTACCCGACGGTAGTGACGAAAAGCACCATTCTCGTGGACGGAGGAATCAACGAAATACTGACCAGCCGGACGCCAGAAACCATACCGATTAACTACGCCAAAAGCGGCGGCATTTCAAAGACCGTCTACCGCACCGAGCTCGAGGTGGACAAGCAGGAACAGCGCATAGACTCAATCGTGAGCCGCCAGGACGCCACGGACGCAGCCGTGCAGGAACAATTCACGCAGGTAACGCAGAACATCAACAGCATTGTCGCCACGGCGCAAGCAAGCGGCGGCGGAAACCTGATCATGAACTCCGTGGGCTTCGGAAAAGACTCCGACGGCAAGCTGACCGTCTGGGAATACGGCACCGGAGCCACGACCACTACCGTACGCAGCCAAAGCAGCCCTGCGAGCTTAAACGCGGGCGCAGTTTCCGGACACGAAATCATGATGACCGGAGCCAGCACGATCAGCCAGACCATAGCGCTAACCCCAGGCGAGAAATACACACTCGCACTCCGCGCCAGCAAAGGATCAACCGGAAGCGTCACGATCACGCTCGGGAACACTTCCGAAACAGCCACGATAACACTAGCAGCCGGAACCGCATACGCATGGAGCCAGGAAAGCGTAGAGTTCACGCCCAGCATTGGCGCGAACACGCTGACCATAACCGCGGCAGCCGGAACCGTTGTAGAAATTACTGACCTCATCCTCGCAACCGGCGGCGCGATAACTTGGCGCCAGGCAAGCGGCGAGATTTATAACACGCAGGTAAGCCTAGACCAGGGAGGCGTCCAGGTTCGCTCGAGCGTTTACACCGGCGACTACGTCGAGATCACCCCGCTCGAATTTGCGGGCTACAG